AAAGGTTTCGCCATTCTGATTAAAAGATGAAGATGTGCTAATTTGACCGCTAACATCATTTAGCCCTGTTACATCATGAAAATTTACATAATAGGGACTATAAACAGAAAATTCTATACTTTCATTATCAGAGTTGGTATATATAAGTCTTTCAAATTCCATTATCGGCCCCTAAATAGTCATTGCTAATTGTGTTAACTGACGTCTCGCTTCTGCCTGTTGCTCAGCATAGTTATATTGAGGAGTAGAAATATATTGATTTACTGTTACACCAGCAAGACTTGAATTATTTGAATTATTACTCAAATTTGAATCCAAATTACTATTAACATTCGTATTCAAATCCATATCAAAATCGGTAGGTAAAGAAGCTTGCATATCTTTAATTACTCTAGCCATATTTTGAGTAAATCCTTCGCCAACACCTAACGCAAGATTTTTACCTATTACATCACGAAAAAGTGTTGATGGTGATTTTATTCCAAAGAAATTTTTAATTTTATCTGTAATACCTTTTGCAAATTCTGTAATTTTATCAAATACCCATTTTGAAGCGTTAGAAATACCATTCCATATTCCATGAACTAAATCGCCACCCATTGTAAGCATTTTAGCTGGCAATCCTTTAATTGCATCCCAAATTTTATTAAAAATCCCTCCAGCTGCAGATGATACTTTTGAAAAGCCACCTCTTATACCATTGACAATCGCTGTTATTATTTGTGGTAATGCTTTTACTAACGCAACAATTATTTGTGGAATCGCTTTAACAAGTGCCATGAATAATTGAACAGAGCCTTTAATAAGCATAGGTAATCCTGTAATTAACCCATTTATAATTGCTGTTATTATTTTTGGCAACGCTTTAATTAAGGCATCAATTATTACAGGGATTGCTTTTACTAACGCCATAAACAATTGAATAGCTCCTTCAATTAACAAAGGAATGCTATTAATCAAAACATTTATAATAGTATCAATTATTTGTGGTAATGCAGCTATTAATTGTGGTAACGCTGCTATAAGGCCTTGTACTAATGCTAATACTATTTTTATTGCTACATCAATGAACGTTGGTAATTGTTGCAGCAAAGCATTCACAATATCTATTATTGCTTTCACAATAATTGGCATTAAAGTTGGAAGCATATTTGATAAAGCTTGTGCCAAGCTAGTAATAACATTCAATGCAGCTGTAATTAATTGTGGTATAGCTTGAACTATAGCTTGTGTTAAGCCAGGTAATGCTTTAATTAAAGCCTGTAATAACGCTTGCACTATTTGTGTTCCTTTATCTAATACTTTTGGAATAATATCTGTTATTGTTTTAACAATACCATCCATAGCAGACTTCATTTGATCTTCGGCGCCAGCTGTTCCTTGAATAAATCCTAAAAAAGCTTGCGTGCCTTCAGCAAAGGCAGGTAAAAGAGAAGCTCCTATTTGCATCTTAAAACCTTGCATTGAATCTTTTATCGTACCCATTGCTTTATTAAACTTGCCGGCAGAATCTATTTGCCCATCGCTCATTACCAATCCAAGCTCATGAGCTTTTTTCTTCAAATCATCAACATCTGCACCAGACTTATTTAACAATGGTCCTAATTCACTTGCACTCTTGCCAAAAATCTTCATAGCTGCTGCTGTTCTATCAGCACCTGCTGGCATTTCTTGTAATTTTGAAATAGTTAAATCAAATGCTTGCTCTGGAGTTTTTCCTTTCAACTCATCCATTGAAATTCCCAAAGCTTTGAAATTTCCTACAGCAGTTTTACTTCCATGCGATGCATCTGCAAAATTCTTCTGCAATTTATTCATAGGTGTCTGCAAAGCTTCAATACTGCTCCCGCTCTTTTTTAATACATAATCCCATTCTTGGTAGCCCTGTTTTGACATATTCAATTTTTGAGAATTAATATTTATCTCTTTGCCAATTTTAGCAGTGCTTTCAGCCATTTTGAACATGCCAACGCCAACAGCGACTGCTGCTGTTCCTATTGCAGCCATACCAGTAGCAAACCCTTTAGCTAATTTCCCAACAGTTTCACTAGCTTTAGATGTTTTCCCACTCAAATTTGTCATATTATCGGCATATTTAGAAGTAGTAGCACCGCCATTCTTCATAGCCTCTTCATTTTGCTTTATTTCATGCTCGAGTTTGTTAATCTCAGTAGAAGCATTGTTCGATGTTACTTTCCATTTGTTAATGTTTTTCTCATTATTGTCATATTCTTTGCCATTTTTGCTTAATTCTGTGCCTAATTCAGCAACTACTTTCTCTTGAGCTTTAATCTCAGCACTTGTAGCTGTTGTGCTGTTCTTCATTGCATCTAATTTTGCTTTTTCTTTGTCATGTTCGCCCTGTAATTGTTGATTTTTTGCACGATTCGCTTCTTGAGCTGTTGTTAATTCCTTAATAGCGTTCTGTGCTGTGGCATACATTTTCTTTTGTTCTTCTAGACTACTATCAAAAACTTTGTTCTTCGCTGTAAGAGCCTCTATTGACTTCTCATTACCTAAAAACTGTGAAGAAGTGTTTTTCATCTCGCTATTTAGAACTGTTAGTTGACTTTTTATTCCTGCTAACGCATTTTTATATTCGTTTTCGCCTTGAATGCCTATTTTTGTTCCAATAGCCACACTTCTCACCTCTTATCAAAAAAATAATTGAACTCAGAAAGTCCAATTATTACTAGGATTTTGTTTTTCTTCTAATTCTTTAAATTGTCTATTTGTTAGTCTGAAATCATAGTAAGTTTTATAGTGCTTATATAACTTCATAAACTTTTTTAATGTCATTCTGCCAACTTCTTTTTTTGAAAATCCTAAAAGAGAAGTACCAACAAACAAAAACCACGAGAAATCAATTTGCTTGCCTTCCTCGTGGTCTATTCGTTTTTTGAGTTATCATTAGTTTCGCTGCTCTCATCATCTAACATCTCATTTTGCATTGTTGCTAGAATTTTTTCAGCAGCATTACCAAGCCCCATTGCCGTAATTACACGCCCTACTTGTTTATCACTCAAAGGATTCATTTTTTCTTCAGCAGTTTCATTAAAAATATCTATGCCTTCATTAATCATTTCTTTAAATCCAGCCTTCAAATCTTTAATATTTATAGGCTCATTATCTTTAATTTCGATTTTTTCTGCCCATTTATCTACTGTTTCAACTTTATCTTGAATAGCTTCCTTAACATTCATATTAAAAGCAAGAGGGATTTTTTCGCCGCTAGGCATATCAATATAGCTTAATTTGTTTATCATATTATCACCTATGCAGCAGGATTAGCAGGAGTTCCAAATAAAGTTTCTTGATAAGCAATTGCATCTTCCAATTTATCAAAATCACGTATAACTTCATAATCACCATTTGTTTCTGGTATTACGTTGCCATTAAAAACATTATTTCCAAACTCAATGCTTTCTTCTTTAGTTTTTTCTTCTGGAATAGCTTCGGCAAATTTAACATTTTTTAAGAAAGACACTGTATAAAATTCACCATCATCTTTTGTTGTTTGTGAAATTATTCTTGAAATTCCTATATTCGGAGCTTGGTCATTAATATTTTTAATTAAAGTCTTTGTTTGGGGGTCTAATTTATGACCAGTAATCAAAGCATAAGATTCTCTTGGTGTATCTACTACCGTAATTTCAATAGTGCCACCTGTTACTGAATTTTTAACTATATATTTTGCATTATCAGCATATAATACATTTTCAGTATTTGGAACTTCCATTTTACCGCCTTTAGCAGCTCCTAAAGATATCTTTTCTCCATAAACACCCTCTGAAACTCTAACGCCGAAACAAATATTGCTTAATCCTGTATTAATCATTGTTTTCCTCCTGATTTTTTTCTTTTATAAAATAACTTGTTTTATAATACAACTTTGTGTCATCATCAATCATATCTAGGCCATCATGTATCCAAATAAAGCCATTGTTTTTCATTGTTTTTTTTACTTCTTCAAACATTCGAAGAAAAGATATCTTTGAATATACAGTTACCATTATTTCTGACTCTGCAAACCATAACTCATTTTCAGCATAAAAGCTTGGCTCTGTTGTATTTGTTTGCCAAATAATATAATCCTCTTCGTTGCCTCGATAATCTAAAAAGGCAGATGGTATCGTTTTACCATCAACCTTAAAATCTTTAAAAATAGCTTTTAATAGTTTATACATAATCAATTCCCTATTGCTGATTTTAGTTTGCCTTCTAATTCATCTTCATAAACTTGTTTCATTGCTGATTCAATTTCACTCTGATTAAAGCTTTTTTTAACAAAAGGCATCTTTTTTTCACCTCTAACAGTTCCTCTATCACGAGCATAAGCTATCAAAGGAATAGGGCGATTATTTTCATTATAGCCCGTAAATATAAGCTTGATGTTTCTACTACCCGCTCTTGTCATGTAAGTTCTTGTAATTGAAAGACCTCTTAAAACCCTTGTTGGATTCTCAAACTTTCCTTGAATATTTGCGGATATATTTTTCTTTACTTTTGATGCTGCGTTAGTTAACATTTTGTCAGTAGCCTTCTCAACATTAACGCCAATACCATCAAGACCTTTTAACATATCATCTATTCCAGCGACATTAAATTCAGCCATTACATAACAACCTTTTTAGCTTGAATTTCTAACTCAACATTTTCTTCATTGACATTGTTTATATATTCAATTGTATATTTTTGGCCTTTATATTTAATAGTCATATCTCTAGTTATTTCTTTTGCTGGAAAACGAATAGTAAAGTTAGTAAAAGCCTTTTCAAAATTGCTGTTATTGGTAATTAAAGTATATCCACTAGTGGTTTTTACGCTTGCATAAGCTTCTAAAAATAGTGTTGGTTCAGATGATTGAAAACCTGCTTCATCTGCCGTGTTTTCAGTAGAATAAATCTCAATTCTTTTATTATATTTGCCCGCATTTATCATAATAAATTTATCCTATACATTTCTAAAATATTTTCAATAACTTTATTAGCTGATGTACTTCCACCGCTTCCAGAAATATAAAGTGCTCTATTATCATATAAGTCTTGAACAATAACAAAGACAACAGCGACAAAAGCAGGATATTGGTCTAAATCTTGCTGATTAGTATAACTTTTAATATATTCTTGAGATACATTCAAAAAAGTTCGAAGTTGCATAAGGTCATCTTCTGTCGGCTCTGAAATACGCAAATAATTTGCAAGTATTATCTCATCTATTTCGCTGACTTTACTTATTTTTGATACTTCGTTTGTTTCCTCTGCCATTATCATCACCATTTTCTGGTTCATTTTCATTTTTAGGCACTGGAGAACCAGGAGAAGGTATTGCCTTCTCCTCTATATATCCAGCTTTTAATAAATCTTTAATAACTTTTTCATCTTTTATCTCTACTTCGTTACCCGCAATAGCACTAACTATACCTGAAAAAGATTTTTTAGCTATATAAATCATAACTATGCACCCATTTCAAGAGCTGCAAGAGCTTGAGCATCTTCAACTTTTGCATCAAAATCAATCCAACCTACAACACCAGTAGCGTGTTGTGTTGCAAATAACTCATTTAATACTTGAATTTCCATGTTATTTGTGAATTTAGATGCTAATCCCTGCATATTTCCATAATAAACAACTTTTTTACCAGCTTCTATTTCTGGCATATTGTCAGATACATATACATCTTTGCCCAATAATTTATAGCCAAATTCAGATGTTAGATCTTGGTTTAATATGTAATGTCCATCAACAGTATATTTCAATAAACGAATTGCTGTTAATGTTTTAGAACTCATTATCCATATAGCTTTGCTTTGAAATGCTTGCTTAACACTATCTTGAGTTCTTATTAAATCATCAGCAACTAGAGCCGTTGCAGAATCTGATGTTACTACTTGTGTTATGCCTTTTGCTAAACCTTCAATTTTACCATCTGTTCCGATTAGCAATTCATGTTCAATAAATCGTGCAATTGCTTCTGCCATTTTTCTTACTACAAAACTTACAATATCGAATTTGCTATTATTTATAAGTTTTCTTGAAATTTTTGTTAACGCCCCTGCTAGAAATCCTTCAAGTTCAATTGAAGTAAAGTTCCCACTAGTACTTATCAATTCATTAAACTCATCCTTATAAGCCATTTGAATATTATTGGCATCATCTTTACCATAACATGGGATTTCTAATTTCCCTGGCACATTATATTGTGTTGACTTTTCAAGAATAGGTGAAATGTCATAAACTTTTTCTATAATTTTATCAGCAATTGTAGTTGGTATAACCGCACCATTTTCGCTAGCACTAAGATTACCATCTTCAGCATTTTTTATTGCACGGATATAGTTTTCAAATTGCTTGCGCTCTTTTGCAACTATTTCTTTTTTAGCCTCATCTTTAGCAGTATTGCTAGTAGTATCAGGATTGCTTTCTGGAGCATCTGGTTCAACTGCTTCTTCAGATGTTTTTAACTTTTCAATAGTATCGTTTGCTCCTTCAATAAGAGCTTGAAGCTCATCAACAATTTTTGTCTCATCATCTGTCAAATTCTTTACTTCTCTTTTTTCTACATCTTCCCAAATTGCTTTTAACTTCACTTGGTTTTCTGCCTTTTGCTCTTGCACCGCTTTGATTGTTAACATTTTCTTTCTCCTTTATTTTTAATATTTAAAAAACAGCTTACGCTGTTTCAAAAGTTTACTGGGTTAATAAATTTTCTACTTTCTCTTTATAAGCTCGATATTTTTCCTGCTGCTCATCTTTTATTTTGATTTTATTAATTATAACTTGAGCCACAGCTCTTTCAGTTTTTGTAATTTCATTTCTTGTAAACATAGTACCTTTATTTTGAACAGTTTCATCATCTAAAACTTTATCGGCAAAACCTAAACTCAATGCTTTATAAGCAGATATCCAAGTTTCATCATCCATCATCTCAGATAAAAGATTTCTTGAAAGTCCCGTTTTAGTAACATAAATATTCATTATACTTTCTTTGATTTCTTCCAAAGCATTTTTAGCTTTTTCCATTTCACTTGAATCGCCCCACGCCATTGTTGCAGGATTATGTATCATTACACATCCGCCTTGACTTATAACAACTTCATCACCAGCACACATTATAAGACTTGCTGCACTTGCTGCTAAACTGTCAATAAATACAGATACTTTACCATCATGAGCTTTTAATGCATTATAAATTTCTACAGCTGCAAAAACATCGCCACCGCAGGAATTTATATTGACTTTAATATCTCCTTTACATTGTGCTAACTCATCTTTGAAAACTTTAGGGGTCACTTCATCGCCCCACCAACTTTCTGCCGCAATAACTCCATTTATTTCTAAAGTATTATCTTTAATATTCCAAAATCTATTCATCAGTTGTTTCTCCTCCTTCGAGATTTTCATCTGGTTGTGGTATTGTAAGAGTTTGACCTGTATTAGGTACATAATATTTTTTAGTTACTGGGTCATATAAAACATTAGCTAAACTAAATGATACAACATCAAGTCCATCAAGTGGATTTAGATCTTCCATATATCTAATTTCATTGCCGGTTATCCAGCCAGATTGCTTTGCTATCTGATATGCTTCATATCTCTCTTTAATAGAGCCTTTCATTATTTCTTTGGTATCAAAAGCAAAATAATATTCTTTCTTTTCGTTTTCTAATAATAGGCTTTTATTTAAAGCTGTTTCAAATGCCTTAATAATTGGCATTACCGCTTCTTTAATTGTTTTATTATAATCATCTGAAATATGGAAAATATTATTTATTTCTTGATTTAATGTTTGTTTACGCTCATTAAATTGTAGTTCTTCTGATGAATTACTTGCATCTTGAAAACTTAATCCATTGCCCAATACCATTGTGTTCTCATTGGGATTATTATATAATTCATTCCACTTTACTCTTAATTTTTCCATTGCTTCATCAGACAAGTTGTTTTTTGCTTGTAAGAAACCTTTTTTAGCTCCACCTTTTTTGACTAGTCTTAATTCGAATAGCAGATTAGTATAAGCTGTTTCAAGTGCTTTCTGAATTTCAGTAATTAGACTTTTACCTTTTATTCCATCTTTTGTTTGACGTAAAATACTTAAAAATTGATATAATTCATAGTTTTTACCATAAACTGAATATAAACCCTTTTTGAATATAGGATCGTTATTACTAGATGTAGATATTTGACTAGCATCAGTATAATTCAGGCTTATTATTTGATTATATTGTTTATTTATGTATGCGAATCCGCCTTTATCAAGCAAATAGTCTTGAACTAATGCCTTTTTTAATTGAAATGAATCTAGAGTATCGCCAGTTTCATCATTTAGTAAAAAAACTCTAGCATCATCATTTATTTTATTGATTTTGCTTGTCTCGTTTTCTATAGTTTCTCTATATAGATAAATAGGCAACATTGCAATTATATTTGATATTTTGTCAACAGCACTTGAAATAGCAGGAATAGACAAAGCTTTATCTTTTGTTATGTTTTCCCCTCTGATTAATGCTTCTAAAAGCGGGTCGTCTATAATAGTTTTTGATTCTGTATCACTTTTGCTTATAATATTCTTAAATTTATCCCAAAGACTCATTATACACCTGCCCTATCCCATTATAAATGAACTACTATCGCTTAAAAAACAATCTTGCTGTAGCAAAAAAACGCTATTTATAAGTGCAACTACCATATCTACCTTGCCATTGGACTTCTTTTTGTTTATGTATCTATTCAAATTGGTATCAAAAGCGCATCTTGAATTTTCAAAGTTTATTTCTAAAAGCTTATTTTTCTCATATTCAAACTCGCAATTGACTATTTTTTCATATAAAAGCTTGGTTGGCGGGTGAAGAGTATCACTATGCTGTCTAATTTGAACAGTATTATAAACACTATCCCACTTTTGCGCGGATGATAAAGCATTATATCTATCATAGCCAATTGACATTATGTTAAATTTGTATTTTTCTTCAAGCTTGAAAACAAAATCTTCTATAACTTTATAATCAACTGTTTTATCACCACAAGCAATACACTTTTTAGTATTTATAAACTCATAATAATTTAATTTTTCATAAATGTTTTTCTCTTCGATGCGCCCTTCTGGTATAAAAGCGAAAGCTTCACATAATATCTTCTCATCTTCTTCGGAAGTTATAACAACAGAGCAGTTATCATTAGTCATAGATAAATCAACGCCTATATATACGTTTCTATCTGCCCAATCAATATTAGCAACTCTGCATTTTTGTACTTCAGCAATATCAATAAAACTTTCTGTTCCAGCACCTTGATAAATAATATTGCAGTGCTTTGTTAAAAAATTTTCTCTCAAACTTTCACGATTTATAGCATTCTGTCTTTTGCTTAACAAGTCTTTGAAAACACTTTCATTCTCAATAGCTAGTGGATTTGGTTGTGATATTATATCATCATCAAAAACCCAGTCTTTCGTCTCATTTGGTTCATATAACAAAGCAAAAACTGTTTCCTCTTCTATAATACCATCAAGTATCTTTTTAGCATTATCAACTTCATCTTCAAAAGGATTATTTATGCTTGGATATTTTGTTGATATTATAAACCCTAACTTATTGACTGTCATAAGTTGTCCGCTTCGCATAGCTTCTATTGCATAAGGCGAAGGTAATGCACCAACTTCATCAGCAATAAAAACAGACGGCTCTTTGCCGTCCATTCTAGATGTTGAATAATTAAGTGGTGTATATTTCGTTTGTTTTTGTATGTGTGTGATGCTATCTCGTAGAATCTTAAACTCATCTTCAAATAATTTTATATTTGCTCTAATTAAAGGTTCAATCGCTTCTTTGATTTCTTTTGCTAAACTTCCATCTGGTGCTACACTAAAAAATCTTGAAAATTTAGGCTCTAAATAGAATAATAATAAAACTAGCAAACCAACAATAAATGTTTTACCATTTTTCCGGCAAATTTCTAATAGAGCTGTTTCATATCGGCGCTTCTTTGGATTATCTCTATAAACTGTGCATAATACAGCAACTATAAGCAACCATTGATAACCAGATAAAGTATTATATATCTTGTCTCCAGCCTTAATACCTTTTGCCATAACTAGAAGCTTACATATCTTATCTATTTTTTCAATACGCTTAAGATTCAATATATATTTCTCATCTTCGCCATTAGCTATTTTGATAAAAGCTTGACATTGTTTCTTTACATAAATAGGAGATTTGATTTTTTTCTTATCTCCAAAACTTTTCTTTAACTTTTCCTCAACAACTAATTTTGCATATTTATAACTAGGATGAGTTTTTATCATTCATCATCATCGCCTAATATATCAGCTAATCCCTTTTTTTCTTTTGGTGTTAATGAAATTGAAATCTTTGCTCTTGCCTGCGGTGATAAGCAAAGCTCATTACAATACTTGACAAACTGTTTAAAGTATTGCTCTTGCACATATCTAATATCTTTCAAAGCACCTATTTCTTCAAGTGGAACTTCATTTATCTTTTTTGAAACTTGTTCAAGCTTTTCAATAACTATGCTTGTTTGGTTCAAAACAAAATTATCTAAATTCCCTAAAATATCTTGTCCTTCAAGCTCATCAACAATAAACCAAAATATTTCTTTTTGTCTATCATTCAAATATGATTCAGGTTTTATTTTATCTTTGCTTCCTTTGAGGTCTGTTTCAATTTTACTTCTTGACTCTTTTATACCATTTTTTAGAGCACCAGACTTGACTTTTATATTTTTTGCTGGTCTTGACATTGCTACTCCTAAATATTATTTTGAAAACTTTTTATTTTCGAACGGGGCAAGTAGGTCTAAATATTTTTTCAAAATTTTTTATTTTTTTAGCAGGGGGGAATTGGAAACTAAATCTTTTAATTCCTCTATATTTATCGCCCCATTATCTGCCATTTCATGATGGAATCTACATAACGTGATTAAGTTAGTATCATCTAGTCTCTTGTCATAGTCAACAGACAACGGAACAATGTGATGCACCTCTAGACTCTTATGGTTGAACTCATACTCTGTTCCATATTTCTTTGTCAAACATACTTGACAAAGAAACTTATCTCTTGCTCTAATCTCTTTTGACTTAGCCGTCCATTGTGATGTGCTTCTAAATAAACTGTTATCAGTCGTCTTTTTATATCGTTTAGAATGGCAAATCTTATTAAAGTCATGGACTATGCCACAAATACTACAAGTCTTTAACATAGTAAAGTCCTAATAAATAAAAAAGAGCAACCCCTGTTGCTCAATCTTTCATGGTAACATTATAGCACAATGTATATAGCAATTCAAGGAAATATACGGAAACGTTTTCACACTTTGCGAATTGCTTGATTATAGAAATCTCCTATACGTCTTTCACTATAATGCATTTGCTCTGCAGTCTTCTTTCTATTATAACCTTTAATAAACATATTATATAATGTTTGCTTCTCATTATAATCATCTAACTTATTAATCATAATCATAGCGTTCTTTTGTATTGCTATGTATTCTATAATCTTATTATCCCGCTCTTTTTGTAAATCCACAAGCTTGCAAATTATATTAGCATTACCATCTGGTTGATCTATACTCGTCTGAACTTTTACTTTTGTTAAATCCGTTATCTTTGGTGATATAGTAAATAGATATAGTTTATTTATCTGCTCACCTAAAAATAATATCTCATTTTCAAGCTTAATTACTTGTGATAAAGAATTTATTTTATCTTGAAGTTCATCCATGATTTACTCCTTATTAAGATTATCAAATTTATCTTTATTTTTCCAATAGGTTCTTGCAAAATCAATAATTGCTAAAAATGTAATTGAAATCATAAATTGAGCTCCACTACATTTAACCCATCCACAAGCATTTAGTATTATCAGAATTGCTGTGTACATACTAATCCTCCTTTATCTCGATAAGTGGACATCTATAATCTTTTGCATGTTTTACCCATGTTGCTGTTTTTAATATTTTACCTAATCGATAAAACGGATAACTACAATTGACCATTTTATATCTTTCACAGTCAGCACAAACTTTAGGCATTACTTTCATTCCTGTTTTAGAAACAATCATTTTATTAAATGCTGGTATTTTACCAATATGTAATAAATTTTTAACAATTGACTCTTCAAATACATCAGATGGCCTTTTACCAAATAACTTATCCCTATGCTTATACATTAAACAACCAAAAAGCAATCCAAAATATAAACCTATAAAAAAACAAAATACAAAACTCATTTTATTTTACCTGGAATATCTGGCCCAGTAATTGTTTCTTTTACTTTAATGTCTTTCGAACCTTTGAAATCTTCCCTACTGTGGATTCTTTTCCCTAGAGTAATTCTTGTATAATCAAACCAATTACCATCAAGTGCAGCGCCTTCTTTTGTCAATTTAATAGGCTTAAGTAATAACTGGTCGCAACCGAATAAGTATCTAGTGTATCCTGTAATTTCTCCTGTAAATCCTGTTACTTTGTCTGTTCCCATAACTCCTAATGCTTCTTCATAATTCATAATTTATTTCTCCTTTTTATTTATAAAAGCTTTTATTTTATTTTTACAGTTCCGACATAAAACTTGTTCTTTTCTAAAAGCAGGATAAAGATTTTCTCTTATTTGGCTTCCCATTGTTTCACAAGTTACTCTTCCATCTCTTGTTGGATCAACATCATGTGCTGATATATAAGTCTTATAATATGTAGTCTCTATTGTTGTTCCGCACCTGTCGCAATAATATTTTTTCATTTAATCCTCCCGCTATTATGTAAGAGCTCTTTCATCAACCTATTAGTATATTTTTTTCTAATTCTTAACTTCTTGCTATGTAATGCTATGTGTTTTTGATGTGGTGTAAGAGGATTTGTTGCTAAATAACTTTTGATAAAGTTATTCATAGAATCTGAAAGCATTTTTAGTGCTGGCCTCAATAGAGTAATAACATTTTTTGCAATATTTTTTAATGATTCATCTGTTGTACTGAATTTTTGATTTATGTATTCTTGCTGAACATTATTTGTCATTTAACAACTCCTTTGTTACCGCAAAAGCGGTATTGCCCCAACAGCTCTCGTCTTATATAGTGGCTCGGCTCACTTCCCATATAGTAAGGAAGCTTTACACTATTTTCTGTTTACAGTGGACTTACTGTAAACAAGGGCAATCATTCCCAATAAGAAATTATACTTGATATGTCTTTTAGCACATCTTCTGCATTTGCGTTTTTATAGCTAGTATCTTGCACGATATTTTTACCATATTTATAACCTGCAATATAATCCTTTACTTCCTCAATACAAGCTTTATCACATGTCATTTGCATTTAATTGCTCCTATCATTAAATCCATATCTCTAACTAATTTCATACAATTACCATGCGAAACATGATTTTTCCAAGAGCTATAAGATATATTAAAATCTGATTCACTTAATATTCCCGCTCTTACTAGCTTTGATAGTATAGGGATTAAAGCATTATCGCATAAACTGTGTTGCACTATCTTATCTTTGAATGAGCAAGCAAGTATTACTCTTTCTTTAGGATCGTAAACTTTGAATTCGTTATACTCTCCAACTTTGTAATTTCTACTTACTAATTCATTTTTAATGCGTATAAGTCCATCTAATGCAGAAACTTGAAACTTCATCTTACTATTACTCTTAATACCAGCAGAAGCTTTTCGATAGGCTTTATAAAGGTTCCCAAAATCTATTATCTTATCGAAGTAGCCCATAAATAAGAACTCCTTTGTATTTATCCATTGCGGAAAGGTTATTTGTTCTTTTGATGGGTGGGGCTCTAATTTCAGCGTTTAGCTTACTTTGTTTCACCTTTCACCAGAACGGGCGAACCCCGCCGTTGTTGTTGTAGTTGTAGTAGTTCATGTTACCATTAGACAACACACAGCGAACCTAATCACCTGCAACCAATAACCTGTTTTATCTATTGCTATCTTTACTTCTCCATGCTACAGTCATATATTTAACATCATTTATTTTCTTTTGCCAATGCTCCATAGTCTTTGTTCCTATAATTTTCAAATTCAATGACATTTCTATAGCTTTTGTTATGACTTCTAGTTTGGATTCCATATATATGCCTTTCTCAAGATACAAAGATATTAGATTTCAAGAAGAAAAACGGGCGAACCCCGCCGATGTAGAGGTAGTTGTCGTAGCACATGCAACCATTAGACAACACACAGCGAACCCATGACTCTCCATCTCCTGAAGGCGTGCTATCTGGTGTTACTAACCACCACCAATCATCTAAATTATCACCTAACGCTTTGCGATACTTGCGATAATCATCAATAGTTAGCAGGCTGACTTTAACTGTATCGATACCATAGTCATCTAGGCCATCTAATGAAAGTAAATCGACATTTTGATTACCAACATTTTCTATTCCAAAATCATTCTCAATTTTTTTAAGATAATCGCTATTCAAAAACTTTTTAACATTGCTTTTAGAAAAATTATTATTATCACCAAATACCATAGTTTCAACAATATCTTTGGCAATAACCGCTGTATTGCCATTTTCCAACTGCTCAAGAACTATGTATTCACTCCCGCTCTTTTCAAATACTTCTCCCGGCATTAAATCTGCAAGAGACCTTTCATCAGCAGAGTTAATAATAATATTTACCTCTTTTTTCCCCTCTGTTACCTCAACCTTTACATTTTTAACATTATTAGTTACATTTACTTTCACTTTTTTTCTCCTTTCTTTTTTACCGCGTTATAGTGGTAGCGGAAGTGGGAATTGCATCCACACCCTTCTGGTTATGAGCCAGACGAACTACTTTTGTTCTATTCCGCATTAGGTATTGCCCTGTGCGTGTCAACACTTATTCATATAACTTGACGAGTTATACTATTTGCTCTGAATTGAGCCTCATATACTTTGTGCGCGCTCTCAATACGTCTGCAAGGGCAATATTTATTCATAAATAATTTTTGCTAAATATCTTTCTAAAATCTTCTTTAGTCTTGCGATTCACATATTGAAAAGACTGCTGCGCTATTCTTTTAAGCCATAAATCAAGATGTCTATTATTATGCACGCCTTTTGTTCCTCGATGGCATTCATTACATAATGGAACTGTTAAACCATATTTAGTGCTATTATTTCTGTTAGCACCACCAAAGATGTGATGTTTCTCAATAGCTCTTTTCCCACAGATAAAGCAATCAGTGTCGTTAGTTATAATGCTATGCATTTTTTATGGCGACTTTCAAGGCTTCCAAACATTTATCGCAAATACTAACTTCTACTCTTCCATTTTTTATAAAATGTTTATTCCTTGTATCAGAAATAAATTTAGAACAGAAACGGCAAGATTGAAATTGACTACAACTTTTATGTATTTCCATATGTTTCTCCTATACTGCCTTTCGCAGTTCATCTAAATATCCTCTTAAAAAGGTTTCACTATTGTTATCTACTAGCTCATTTATCCAATCTGGTACAGTAGGATTAAAATCGCTCGGCTTATAATTTGGGAATACTTCGCTTATAGTTTTGAGTCTGTACTTCTCGCTTAATGTTTTGTTATAGCACTTGCCATTTTCACATTCACATGCTATTGTAAACTCATAAAACAGCCTTTTTGCCTTTATTATTCTTTCAAGTGATTCATCGTGCTGTCGATAGGTAATTGTGTTTTTCATATTCCCTTTTTCACGGAAGTATCTAACCCAACCCCTGCCGTTACAGCACTCACATTTCTCCCGCTCTTCTGCATCTTCGTATTTTGCGTTAAATTCTTTTATGATTTTATCAAGAACATCATTTTTCCATTCGTGTAATAATGATAAAGGCGGTAAAAACTTTGATTTAGTATCGCACGCCATTATAAACGCTGTAATTCGCTTGCTGTCAGTTGGATATTGCTTGATTATATCTGCAAAGAAATCCTCATAAACCTGTTTTTGTTTAGGGCTTACATTAGCTCTATCGTGTCTAGCTAAAAGCGTATCAACTACATCATTCACATTTTTGTAATTAGCCAAATTCCATCGCTCCCCTTTCACTTACATATTCGCATTCCTCATAATCATCTTCCCAACCCATAGCGTTTAACCATGTGGCGGGATATGGTATATACTGCCCCTGTTGTTTCTGCCAGTCATCGCTTTGTTTAGCGACCTCTACGGCTTGCATTATTACTCCAACAAGTTCATTATCTGGTTTTATTTTGTTCCATGCTTTTAATGCTTGTCCCATTCCACGCTTCTTTGGATAAGCATTCCAGAATTTATTAAAATCTTCTTTTTTGTTTTCGCTCTTCGCTTGCGAATGAGCAAGAGTATTACTCTTTTTTATATTAGTATTATTTATATTACTATATAGGACATCAGTGTCCGTATGAGTTTGGACATCAGTGTCCGTATCGGCGGACATATTTGTCCGGTTGAATGTCCGTATGTCGCTTATAAAAATTTTTCTTTTGTTGCCATTCCTATCAATGTAAATATAGCCATATTCAGAAAGCTTTTTGAGCGTTCGTCTTACTTGCCTATCGCTCATTCTAATTTTATTTGCTAGGAACTCATCAGTAGCATAGCAATAACCACTTTTACGGCTTAAAGAAACTATATCACCATAAATAATAATATCAGTAAAATTAAGGCGTTCATCATCACGCAATATGGTTGGTATAACTATGTAATAACTTTCTTCCATGACTATGCTCCTGTATTTTGCTGTGTTTTTGATATTTTCTTGAGTCTTTTAATTCTGTCTTGTTTGGTAAGATGCCAGCCCTTGCAATAAGGGCATTTGTAAACCTCTAGGAACTTTTTTGATATAGAGGTAAAATGGAATGCTGCTCTTAAAGCACAATAATAATTATTATGTCTTATCTTTCCTGTTTTCTCGCATATCATGAATGCGCCTCTTTTCATATGTGCATATCATTTAGGTGATAATACCTTCCATTTCGTTATAATATAAATCAGTTAGAAAATTAGCGTTACAGTCTAAATGCCATAAATGAGGATAACCGCTTTCTTTATCTAATCCCAACGGATTTTCTAAAAAGGCAATGAAATGTCTATACATGGCCTTAATATATCGTTCCCGCTCTACCTCACGCCAGTTTTCTGATGATCCGTATTTCTCAATACCATAAGCCCTAATCTGTTCAATAGCTTTTATCATTTTAGTCGAAACAGTTGTATAATCTGGCTTGCCTTTATCTGCTTTACCTTCCTGTTTATTTAATGGAATTTCAAAAATTTGTTTACTATTTTGAATAGGTATTACTCGGCCTATAACTAAATCATCTGGCTCTTTTACTATTTGTTCTTTTGACTCTAGCATACTAACTCCTTTGACTAAAACAAAACATCTTATCAAACTCGCATTTTCGTATAAAGCTTTTTAAGTATTTTATCTGTTTCAATATTGACATCGCTCTGCTACGTTCTTGTTTACTGTATAATTTAACCTGTTCTATGTCTTTCTTTGTGGCAATATAGTAACCAGCGCCGTCTTGATTGTTTATTATAGGCGTTGTTTTGCGCGCAAATTCAATAGCCTTTCGCACTTCCCTATCAGTCAATCCAGTCCGCATCATTAAATTTTGTTTATGCACAGCATTTTCTTTACCATAACCTATAAATTCAACTATGTTTATCATTTTGCAGGCTCCTTATATAAAGACCTTTCTTCATAAGTGCTGACATCTATATCAAGGCGTTCTGCTTCCGCTCGCAAGCTATCTATAATTCTTTTAATTTGTGATGTGTTATATGTAGAAGTGCCATAATAAACATTAACCACAAACTCATCTTCATAAGTATCAGTAATTGTTGTAAACCAACCTATTCCATGAGTATGCCAACCATAATCAAAATCATTGTAAGCTTCTTTTTTTATAGATATCGTGCTAAATACTCCATAATCTTTTATGTGAGTGCGGTATATAGTTTCTATATCTGTGCCAATTTTTTCACTTATTTTGCTTATAATCTCCCACATATAAGCATTTTGACTATTAGTCTTTTTGTTTTTTATGTTATAAGGGCATTGCTTGCAGATTGACTTATTCATTTTTCAATCCTTTTGGATATTCTTGTATGAAATTATCTCCTGCCAAATATCTCAAACTTTCTTTCATAAAAACTGGTATTCCACCATAAAAGTTGTTAATTATAATACTATCTAGCCACGATTCATCTGGAATTATTTTTTGTTTTCTTTTGCCAGTTTCTGCACCTACTATTATCCAATCAGCAGGGCAATGAGTTGATATTGTAAACTTCATATATTCCTGAATAGGCTCTATTGATATAAACATATTTTTGATACTACATTCGTCTGCGTGATGGAAATGCAAAAGGTCGCTTTCTTTGGTAGCTGTATATCCATACCAATGTTTGCTAGGCAATAGACCTTTTTTCTCTAACGCAATAACTCTCTTGAAATTTTTAGTTAAAAATATGTAATTATGCTGGGGAACTTTTTCACAAGCTGAGAATACTCTTGTTATCCATAATTCTGGAACCCAATCTCCAAACAAGTCTGCCATAGAGCATACAAAAATGTTTTTCTTTTTCTTCCACTTTTGAGGTTCATCTAGTCTATATAAGTGAAAGGTCGGATAAAATTCAATAGGGTATGGGTCAATCTTGCCTTCGTCATTTCTAAAAGGCTTATCTAGGACTATTTTTTCTTCTCCAAATCTGCAAGCACCAAATAATCCAATCAATCCATATTTTTTTATAGCACTACCACCAAATCTTCTGGCCATCTTCCTTGCATAACAGTATTCACATCTATTATTACACCCTGTTACTGGATTCCAAGTTGCATCACACCAGTCTATTTTTGTTTTGCTTCCCATTATTTAGACAACTCTATTTCAAACTCTTCATCATTCATTTCAAGACTTCTTATAATAAATTCCCTGTCAAAATGATTAGAGGTTTTTATCCCATAAACATTTTTGTTATACCATTTGCGATACTTCACATTAGTGCCATATAAGAACCAGTCAAGAAAGTAATAAATCACGGCTATTGCTATTATGTATAAAGCAATTATTCCTAAAGTTGCTACAAAGTCTAATATGATTTTCATTTGATTATCCTCCTATGCATATTTATAACTGTTTCTATGTACTACTTCTCGAAATTTTAGATATTGTGGTATATCAACATACCATCTGCCAAATTGCTTATAAGCAGGAAAATTATCAAGATGTAGATATTTGTTATACAGTGTCTGCAGTGGGATTCCATAAGCCTTTGAAAAATCATCTAACGACAATTGTTTAGCTTCCATAATCGGATCCTTTTAATTAACTTAGACATAGCACGGGGACTACATTCGGCGAAATCCCCATACTATGTCTAAATCAATTAAAAACGCCGAATGAAATTTGACATTTACATTCGACTTATGGTATAATATGAAATTACAAAGATATGTGTACCGAATGTATATGTGTTTTTGTTAGTTTTAACTGCTATCCGCCAAGATAATGTCAGTTAAAACGATTCTAACCTTATGAGGAGTATTTTTTATATTCCTCTCTGGTTGCATATATAAAAACGCAATTAGTGGAATCGCACTCCCCCAACTGCGTTTGTAATATATATCTAATTTAATAATCTATGTTAGTCATACCATTGCTTCCTAAGGCAATAAATGGTGATGACTTTTTGTTATGAATACATTATATAAGAAATTCTTAAATTTGTCAAGTCTTTTTT